ACCCCTGTCGCGCAACGTCAGCGCTGAGATAACTATCCACGGCGAAGCGTCTGCGCGCGACTTCAAGCTGTTGCAGAAGTACGTTCGTCTCATGAGTAGTAGCGATACGCCCGTCGTCGCAGCACCCATCGCGTCGTTAGAGAAGAGGCCAAAGAAACATGCCGAGAGCGCCTAACATACGCTGCTTCAACCGTGACTGCCCGCGCAGCGCTATGGCGGTCGTTATCGAGCACGGCAACGCGCAAGGGGTATTCGGATGGACATACCGCTGCAAAAACTGCGGAGCAGTGAAGACCCTAACAACGGATCTGTTCGATCGAGCGGCGAGCCGGGGCCAGTTGAAGCATTTGGAAGGGCCGAAAAAGAGCTATTTCGTGTAGCCCCGCTGTCTGTGGTCGAAGAGCATTTGCAGCGTTTGCAGGTGCTCATGACTGAGCTGTTTCGTAAGGGCCGCGAGCGTAGACAGTCTGAGCTGGCTGAGCGCTGCGCGATCTGCGGTCACGTGTGGAAGATACGTCTGCCCGACGGCAGCAAAGTGCCGCACGGTCTGTACTTGTACCACATGGAGGACCGCACGACCTACAACCTCTACGCGTGCGACGCGGCGTGCTACTCAAAGCTGCAATTCGAGTGCGAGAAGCGCACGTTTCAGCTGCGTAAATCGCGTGATGACGAGACTGCAAAAGAGCGTGAAGAGTACATCAAGAAGCTGCGCAGGCTATGAACTTTACGGGGGCAGGAATGAGTGTCGAGCGGCTAGTCTCGACACGCTTCGCAGTTCGTGATCGTCGCGAAAATTCGCGCATCGTTCGTTTCGAACCAAATCGATCCCAGAGACGCTTCTTAGACCTCTGCCAGCGCGTAGAGGATGAGGGTCGCCGCCACCGCTATATCAGCGTGAAGTGTCGTCGAGTGGGCTTCTCGCGCATCGTTGAAGCGATAGGCGTCGCCTATCTGTATGCCAATGAGAATTTCGAAGCTCGCATTATGGCGCACCAAGACGACACGGCGATCGACCTCACCAACGCCGCGGCTCTTATGGCACACGGCCTACCAACGAAGCCGAGGATCCCGTATGACGGAGAAAAAGAGTACAAGCGAATCATCATTCCTCGACGCCGTGGACCTTCGATTCTCAGCCGTGCTACCGCCAAATCTCCCGGTAAGGGACGTGGTCGAGGCTTTAATTTCGGCCACTTCAGCGAGTGTGCCTACTATCCAGAGTACGCCCCTTTCACAGCCATGCTCCCGACCCTTGCAACTGACGCTCGAACTTCATTTGCGGTACTTGAATCAACCGGAAACGGAAAAGTCGGAATCGGAGCTAAGTTTCACGAATACTGGGAGAACGCAGGGGACATAGACGACCGTCGCGACAGCGAATTTATCCGCTTCTTCGTGCCCTATACCGAGAACGAGTGGTGTCGATATGACCCGCGACTGCTCGCCGACAAGCTACCCATCGACGACGAAGAACGTCTACTACTGAAGGTAGGCGTCGATCCGTGGAACGTAGCGTGGCGACGCGTCACGATCCAGACCGAGTACGCTGGGGTCGTTGAAGACTTTCAGCAAGAGAACCCGCTGAACCCCGCAGAAGCGTTCATCGCTCAAGGGCAGCCTGCCTTCGCGCACGATGAGATTCAGTATGCGAACAGTCACTGTACGTCGCCCATCTACGCGGGGCACCTCGAGCGCTCGACGCGCGACTTCGATCGCATTGACTTTGTCGCGGCGTCGGCGCACGCTACAGCGCTGATCTGGAAAATGCCGCTCGCTAACCACGAGTACTGCATAGGGGCAGACGCTGCCCGTGGGGTTGATCTCGACCGACCTAACGCGCCACCAGGCGACTACGCTGCGGCGATCGTGCTCGACATGACGACGGGCGAACAAGTAGCAGGCTCGCAGTCGAGACTCAACCCCCGTGAACTGGCTGAGTTCTTAGACAAGCTCGGCCGTTTTTACTGTACGCCAGAGATGGGCGCTGATCACTTCGCGCTGATGTATATCGAGCTGACAGGCAATCTGGGCCTCGAAGTTCAGCGTCGGTTGCGCGAAGACTATCGCTACCCCCGAGGGCGTTTCGCGCGTTGGCGCGGCAAGGATGACCGTGTTTTCAAGATGCGATCGAACGCTATCGGCTGGGAAACGACCGCACGTACGCGAGAGATGATGTTCGCGGCGTTCAGAACAGCGCTGCGTGAGCGCTCGCTAGTCATTTACTGGTCAATACTCGCTGAGCAGCTCGGTGAAGCAACCATGCAGGAGTCCTGCTGGGACGTGATACGCGGTCACGATGACGTGCTCATGGCTGCGATGATCGCGTGGATGGCGCGCGTGCAGAACCCACCAGAAAACTACGCTCCGCCTACAGACATCACGCCTGAGAAAGCGATCGATTACCCCGTGTTTGTACACCCAGACATGCGCACAGCGATGGCGGACGACTGGGACGACCTGTTCGGCAACGATCCGAGCGGCAAGATGCGCGTGCGTCGCAAAGAATACGACCCGCTCGAAGGCATCAACCCCCAATCTACCGCGCTGGTGAGCTATTGATCCTCGAGGAACAGCATGGCCATGGTACGAAAGCCCCGCACAGACGAACAGCTAGCAGCCGACGAGCGCGAAATGCTCGTAGAGCAGCTGCGTCAAGACGCTGTCGACGTAGAGATTGAGAATCAAACGAAGCTCGCAGCAGCAGGCGAGCCAGAGGCTCGGGCCGCTGTCGCAGCTCTGCGCGCAGTCTCGCGCACCAATAACACGCGCATGACTGCCGACCAACAAGAAGCTGTGGGCGTCTCTGACGTTACGCAAGACACCCCTGTCGAAGACGAACGCGCGACTGACGCTCGTGCTAAAGCTCTGCGTCAAAAGATAGCTCAGGCTAAATTCGAAGAAGAACAAGCGCGTAAAGCGATGAGCGCAACTGATAGAGCAAAGGCGCTCATGAAAAATCACTGGCAGCGCTGGTCGCGTGAGGGCAGCGAGAACTACAGCAAGGCTTCTAACAACCTGCGTCTCAACGTGGGTCGCGACGCAGTCGCTCTAGTCGATGGTGGCGTATTCGATTCGCACCTAGACGTGGCGCAGTTCATTCAACGCATGACGCCGACTGTGCAGCAGCAGAAAGAGAGCGACTGGACAGAGGACCTCGAAGAAGAACTGAAGGAGCTACGCGGCGATGACTGACAGCGAACGCGATCGAACTCTCAAGCAGATACTAGCAGGCGTCAAGCTGCTGGTTAAGCGAAGCAAAAACTATACGGCTAGTGGGCGCGAAGACGAAGAAGCTGAGTACCGTGAATGGGCGGAGTGGGTGGGCATATGGCAGCCGACGCGGAAAAATTCCTGACTCCAGCAGAGCGTGAAGGCCGAGAGATCGTCGACGAACTAATCCGCCTGGGCTACGACAAGCGAAGAGAGACGCATGGCGATCAGTTCTTCGATGAGATACGTAGCTTTTATAATTTCATACCTCAGATTAGAACTACTAATCCGTCGTTTCGGCCCAAGATCCGCTTCCCCGACCTGCAGATGATGGTCATACAAGAGGCTGGCGACATCACTGACAATCAGCCCATCATCTACCTGCAGCAAGACAGCATTCGGAAAGAAGAACGCGAGAAAGCGCTGCTCGCGCAGTGGACGGCTGGGCACTACAACATGGAGGCTCTCTCGGCCGAAATCTGGGCACTCATGTGCGGGACGAGCTTTATCCAGATCAGTTATCGACCAGAAATGTACGCAGGGCGTGGCGGCGTAGCTTGGAAAGCGTGGAACCCCGAGAACGTCATCGTCGATCCGTGGTGCTCGTGCATGGGTGACTGCGAGTACATGATCCTGCGGGTTCGCATGACGTATGACGAAATTCGCCGACGTTTTTACCGTTTTGGGTGGAAGTTGCAACCCGAGGGCGGGGTAACGCCGGCAGTCTCGAATCAGATGGGCTATCAGGGTGGGGGCAGTGGCAGTGGCCAGTTCGACGCGATGCAGCTGCCGCCCGGCCCGATGCGCACAGTCAGGGTCCCAGGCGCGGGCCGCGCTGCCCCGCTTGGCAACCCGATCGTGGACTACGTATTCCTGCATGACGATTCGCGTGTCAAGGTCGAACCAACGAATGGTGACGAGTCGCCGTTTCCCGCGCCACTGACAGTTCCGAAATACCCACGCGGGAGACTTCAAGTATGGGGCGACAAGTATTTGCTCTACGACGGGCCAAACCCGTATCGAAAGTTCCCACTCGTGCCTATCCATGCCATGCCTCCGCTGACTGGCTTCTGGGCGCCTCCGCCTATTCGATATGTGTTGCCGTTTCAACAGCTCGCAGAAACTATGACTTCTCAGACTGTAGAGAACGCTATACGGCTGAACAACCAGATCATGGTCATCATCAAGGGTAGCGGTCTATCACGCGACAAAGTCAGGGGTCTACCGGGCGAGATACTCGAAGCTGAACAGACGCAAGGGGGGCAGCCTGTGTACTATCTCGCGCCACAGGCTATGCCGCAGCAGATGGTTCAGATCCCCGATCAGATGATCCAGCGCATGATGAATCTGTTCGGTTTCTCGCCCGAGCGTCAGGGCAAAGTCGCGTCGGGCAATATCTCAAGC